ATTCTTGAAAATCAGATGTATCTATAGTAAACATTAATATATATATAGCATATTATTTATATTTTTGTCATAACACGCTTAATATCTTGTGATACCGTTATTTCTCTATTGTCCTTCAAGTATTTTATTATATAATCAACATGCGTTTTGTCTTTTATAATTTCACGTAAGCATTTCTCTACATACATAAACGTTAACGGTTTGTAGTCTTTCTTATCATACATGCGAAGTTCTCCATTACTAATACCGATATTGGATGTTATATTGTTCTGTTTCATATAATTGCATATGTCAGTAGTAATCGTTGATTTGAGCTCTCGGATTTGTTTGGTTTTTTCATTAATCATTTGTATTTTTTGGTCGAGAATTACCCAGTTTTTCACGTTATCTATTAATAGTTCTCGTTCATTTTTATTTGAATAGAGAGTAAGGCTTTGATTGATGTTAGTAATATTATCCATTTGTAATATTACTAAATACATTATTTACTTGGTTCTACCGATGGATTACTTTTTGTATATTTTTGCAGCATCCTTTAATGCGTTCTTAAACATATAAAGAGGATTTGTTTTTTTATTTTTTTTGTATAGTTCGGTAACAAATGTCGTCCATTCTGATTTACCTTTCTTCTTCTTCATAGTTTTACGTGATTTTTTCATGTTCTTGTTACCTTTCTTTGTCGATTTTTTAGACTTACGTTTCTTCTTACCGCCACCTGGCATTTCGTCATTCTCCTCATCAGCATCCTCATCCATATCAGCATCAGCATCCTCATCCATATCAGCATCAACATCCTCATCCACGTTGTCGTTCTCGTCTATTTCATTTTCGATAACATCTTCCTCTACATCTATCTTATCTTCCTTGTTATCTTCTTTTTTGCATACATATCCAAATATTTGAATATCACCTCCTTTTTGGGTTGTTTTTTTAACAGGGCGCTTTTTGTATGAACGCTTATTTGTCTTGTGGGATGCCATTATAGTATAAAAGCACATATTAATCTATATAAGATACTTTATTTGAATACCTCAATAGACGAATCAATAAGAACAAATTCGCTAAAATGATAAAAATCAAAAATATATTATAAACAAATACAATCCATACGTACACGTTCAATTCGTCGTATATTGTATTTAGGATTGGTTTTGCTATTTCCCGTAAATCTCGCTTTATGTTCTCGTCTTGAAAAAATTCTATACAACTATCCCGTAAACTTCGCATACATTCCGTAATACAAAAGTCAAAGAAATGATACCCATAGTTCAAACGTAAAACTAATGTTTAATGATAAAATTATAATAAAGAGAACCGGACATATAAATTATTATGGAGCAAATATACGATACCAATGGAAAGTTACGCGATTTTGACTTCACACGCCTAATATTATCAAAGCCGACTTTGATTTCCGGTGGTAATTATTTTATACGGTTCAAAAAGGAGAACAGTCCAATATATATACAACCTCCTACATGTAACACGCGTAATGGGTTTGTAAAACATGGTAGGAAATATTATACTGACCTACTTTTTACGAATGAAGATGAGTTCATTATTCAGTGGTTTGAAAAATTAGAAGAACACTGTATTCAGTATATTTACAACCATCGCGACTCCTGGTTTGACGGTAACATGGAAAAGGCGGATATTGAAAACTATTTTACATCTCCATTAAAGATTTATAAATCCGGGAAATTTTACATAATACGAACAAACATACCTACCGCATTGGAAAAACCATCCATCAAGATATATGATGAAGACGAGAATGTAGTGGATTTTACAACCATTAAAGAAGATATGAAACTTATGAATGTTCTTGAAATTCAAGGTATCAAATGTTCTGCCAGGAGTTTTCAAATAGAAATCGAAATGAAACAAGCTTTAGTCCTGCGACCCGAGGAATTTAAACTGTTTGATAAATGTGTTATACAGACAAAAGTGAATGTTCCATTACAAGAACCGGTTATTGATAATATTGACGTTGAACCGAGTAGCCAAATGGAAACACCTACCAGCGATGTGAATGAACTCAATCCATCCTTACTAGTAACCGATGCGATGAATGATATTGTGTCTACTATTGAACACGATGAGATATTATCACCAGAGAATGATAACCCCACAAATAATTTAGGAAAAAATACAGAAAAAGAGACTATCGTCCATGATTCCGGAATTACAGATGTTATTGAAGATGTTATTGATGAGGACAACATACACACAGAGATAGTTGTAGATGATACCCCACAAATCAATGAAATCGTGCCCGAGATTACTGATAATTCAATGGAAGAAGTAGTATTTACTTTAGAAGAGTTACCTACCGACGATAAACTCACTTTAAGAGAACCCAACGAAGTATACTATAAAATGTATCGGGATGCCAGACAAAAAGCAAGGATGGCGAAAGAACTAGCCCTATCTTCATATTTAGAAGCAAAGAATATTAAAAATACATACATGTTGAATGATATTGATAGTGATACGAGTGATTTAGATATGGATACTGAAAGTATAATTAGCGAGAATGATTCTGACTAATCATTATATTTTAGCGATTTTTTACAATATAGCGTGAATATTTTTTATCAGACGTTTATATAAACAAAATGTTTAAAGATATTCAACGTGGACTTGCTAAGTTTTTTTCACCAAAGATGTTGTTAGTATTAATTATATCTATAATCGCTATATGGGGATTAATGTCCTATAACGGACAAATGAAGATGGTACGCGACACCATGGAGGATGGTACCAATGAGAATGGTGTAGACGAGAATGCTGACGCTGTTGCTACCGAAGACCCCAAGCCTTCGGAGGGTAAGACTGAGGCTGGTTATGCTCTTCAGCCCGTAGCGAATCCTACCGATTTGTTACCTACTGATAAAAATAGCGAGTGGAATAACTTAAACCCTACGAATGTTGATGCTGAGGGCGTAAAGATGCCCGACCTTCTTGACGCAGGTTACCACATTGGTCTTGATACCATCGGTCAGTCCATGAGAAACGCGAACCTTCAACTTCGTTCCGACCCTGTAATTGCCAAGGCTGATATTGGTCCATGGAACCAGAGCACCATTGAAGGTGATTCTACCCGTCAACCTATGGAGATTGGTAAGGCATAAATAGATTACAGTTTACTAGGATATTATATAACCTTTTTACGGTTATACAATATATTTCAGGGGAAGTAGATTTTTATCGCGATTATGTATAATGAGAAGCGAAGACGTTTTAGGCTACTTTATCATCGGGTTTATATTAAGCACGAGTTATTATGTATATCGCGAAAACTACGAAAGTTTTCAATTAACATGTATTGTATCTTCGGTTGATGGTAATAAATATTGCGTACGCGAGAGAGAAAATATAGAAAAGGCAGCCGACTTACTCGCAAAGATAGCTGGTAAATGTAAGGAATTGGTTACCTACGTAACGAACAAATATCCCGACAAGGAAAATGTTAAACGGCTACATGCTAACTTCAATCCTAAGAAAATTATGGAAACCCTCCCTACAAGTAGTTACACTGCATATAGTGAGAATAAGGGCGAGAAGGTAGCATTCTGTTTGAATAAAGAGAAGCAAGATAATGATAATTTAATTGACGAGAGCACATTAACGTTTGTAGCTATCCACGAATTATCACATGTAATGACAAAATCAATAGGTCACAAAAGCGAATTCTGGAGTAATTTTAAGTTCCTACTTGAATGTGCTAAGGAAGCTGGTATACACAATCCAGTTGATTATAAAGAAGAGCCGAAACAATATTGTGGAATGAAAATACACGATAATCCATATTATGATGCTTAATTGCATATGGTACATGTTTGTTTTTGGGCGTATTACACCTACTATTTTATTGAATTACATATTTATTTCAATAAAATTTTTTTATTTATGCAGCCATCTTAAGTCCACCCACCAAATTAGCGCCAATACCGAAACCAGCACCGCCGCGAGCAGAAGAACCCATAGCAGGGATAAACACATCAAGGATGCTGAATGTGGCAGCAGCAGTGAGGGCAATAATAATAATCTCCTCAACGTTAAGCTGCTTCTTGGGGATAGCGAAGGCAGCAAGAGCAACAACGAGACCCTCAATTAAGTACTTAATAGCACGCTTTACTAACTCATTTAAGTCAAACATTTCGTTTATATTATACTACAACAAAAAAAATATACTAATTTAATAATAATTTAATAATAATAGTTGAAATCACTTAAATAGTCGTCTGTATATTTTGTATATTCCTAAAATGTCTGGATACGAGAAGAAAATGAATACCGACGGTTCTTTGAATTCAAAGTATGTAGACCTATGTGATGAAGACCAGCCTATCGCAGGTCAGAAGTTCGCATGTATGTCGTTCGTCTCACCCGAGAAAATCTTAGAAAAGCGCGAAGTCTATCTATTCAACCAGTTCATCAAAAACTGGGAATTCTCTAAATCTATGGAAAGATATTTTGAATTCATCCATTTTATTTCGTACAAGCACAACATTAATGTTGAAACGTTAATCGGCGATTTCAATGATTTTGTCAAGGAAGAATCGGATAAACTAAAGAAAAGTGGAATTGAGGATGATTACAAGAATTTCTTAGATAAGCAGGAGGATAAACTAAACGAACAATTTAACCGCGAACATGCTTTCCAGACATCTGTACGTGGTCTGAAGATACGCGGTGTTTTTGGAAATCAAGACGAGGCGGAGGAGAAATGTAAAAAGTTACGCGAAAGCGACCCTAATCATGATATTTATGTTGGTCCCGTCGGTGTTTGGATTCCTTGGGACCCAGATGCGTACAAGACTGGACGGGTAGAGCATATGGAGGAGGAACTTAACGCACTACACTCAGAGAAAATGAAGAATGAAGAACTCGCCAAGAAGGAGTTTGAGGAACGTGTGCGTGAAACCAAGAAAAAGGCTATAATGGAAAACATAGAACAAGCTAAATCCAGTGGCAACGTTCTTACACAAACAATCGACGAGGAAGGCAATCTAAATGGTGTTCCTGAAAATGTTGACTTTGAATCACGTGAGGTAAATACAGCACAGTCGGCTAACTTAGCGGATGAATTAGCCATTGCCGATGATGACTCCAAGGAAGAGTAATTCGAATACCACACTCTTGATAACAACTAAAAATTGATTTTACAATATGCATCCAATGTATATTGTAAAAAATGAGTAGTCAGGAAGAATACATACACATACAACCATTCAATCACGTTACAGACACGAACTTACAAGAGCGAATTCGATGGGCTCTAATCAAACCACCAACCATTGTAAAAAAAAAGGGTGTAACTATCGCCCAACAAAAAAAAGAGGCACAAGACAATGAAAAAAAATGGGGAAATGACATGATAGGGCAGATGAATAACGGACAATGGACCACATTATTGGGCGAAAAACTTGTATATGATGTACTACAATTGCGCGGCGAAAGTCCTAGAAAAGTGGTTCGTAAAAATGGATTTGAACCGGATTGGGAGACAGACGAATATATGTATGAAGTAAAAACATCGAATTGGTGGGTCAGTGGAACAGCAGGAGAAAAAGTATATGGTACATTTATCAAATATCAAAACATTCCCGACCTATATGGAAAACCATTACGAATTGTTTGTGTAGCAAATCAAGAAGACGAACTAACTATCGGTAAAACAAGATACTTTGGGGAAAATATAACTCCCAAAACTAAACAAGTGTTAGAGTTGGCGAATTCATGGGGTATCCAATATATGCGTTTTAGTGAGTTGGTATCACCTATATTGTAGGGATTCAATAGTTCTTAATAATCACTTCTTTTGCTTTCGCGTTTGGATTTTTGGAATTTATCGACCGTTTACATAATATTGACAATATATTGTAGTTTTCATTTGTAAAGTTTTCACGCACTAAACTTACATCCGCATTACTTAACATAACTTTTTTATTTGTTTCAGTTAAACTATGTATTCGTGTAAATAAATTGGTATGTTGTTCTATGTTAAACCCCTTTTCAGTATATCCTACAAATGATGTATTTGTTTCTGGGGCATATGGAGGGTCAAGATATACAAAATCATTTTCCTCCACCATTGTTAATGATGTATTAAAATCACAACAGTCAAATATTACGGGTTGTATTAACTCGTGTATTACAGCCAAATGCTCTTTGTTGATGATTTCTGGATTCTTATAATGTCCGTAAGGAACATTAAACCCGTTTGGTCCAACTCTAAATACACCTCGGAAACATGTTTTATTTAAGAATATAAACATCGCAGAACCTAAAACACCCTTTTTATGGGTTACACATAATTTGTTATACTCACTTCTTATCCAATAGTAATAATTTTCTTTTAATACCATTGCTTCTTCTATCGTACTTGGTTTTCGATTTAACTCACCATTACCGCAAGCATTGAATTCAGTAATGATATATTCAAGTTTATCATATAATTCGGTATGTTGAGTTTGAATGTTTTTGTAAATATGAATCAATGGCTCGTTCAAATCATACGCATATATGTTACCATGTATTTTTATCGTTCCATTTTTTACATAGGATAATAATGTTAGTAATACACTACCTCCTCCCAAAAATGCTTCCCGATAATTATTCATTTCAGTCGGAAAACCCATTATAATTGTATCCATGATTTGCGTTTTTCCACCAACCCATTTTAAAATTGGTTTCGGAACAGATATTTTCTTTGTAAAAACATCATTAACGACTTTATTGTCAGACATGACTTCAATATTGTTAATGTTATACAACCATCTATAATTTTTAAATCAATTTTCTACATATTTCCAATTTTCTACCTCCGAATTTACATAATATATAGAAAAGATATAAATGGTTCGAACTATAATCAATAGTACATAACATGCATAATATGAAATCTTTCACCTACATAACACATAAGCAGTTTATAAAGGATGTAAAACACACACCAGATATTAGTATTGATAGTATTGACAATAATACTATCAAATCGTATATGTCGCACATATTCAATACCCATACAATAGAAACCAATATACATATAGATTTTGTAAAAGCTGTGTTTGTATTTACAGACCAATCTAAGTTTCAAGAATTGAAAAGAACGTATATTGATAATTTGTTTTTCTCCGATGAAAATAGAGGCTTGTTTCTAGACTTTTTTTGTAAGGTCCAGAAAACTTATTGGGCGTTCAATACTCTTGCCAAACATATTAAATCTAGATACTCAAAAATAAAGGTTACCAACGACCTGTTTTTAGCTCCCATACTCTCGTCTCAGAAAAATATGTTTCGATTGTATGAAACGAATTGTAGCTATTTATTTACACTACAAGACCTTTCACGAATTATTATTTCTGCGGTCTGCAATTCACCTATGTTTTATTCAGAACCAATCACCCCTAAAAATCCGTATAGTGGAATTCCATTTTCAATTAGTAACTTGTATAATATATATTTTGCGATGAAAAATCAATTGGCAATTCTTCCCAATGTCATATACCAGTTGTTTCTATGCGAATTCAATCTATCCGTCTTCGAGAAAAACAATCAACTTGTTATACGTGATACCTATATTAACCAATTTATACAGAATGAAGACGAAGATGAAGTAGTTGAATCTATCTACGATATGATACAGGGTTTTCCGAAAATCAAGTTAGACTTAGAATTTCCAGATAAATTTCTAATTGAATCATTTAAATCTGTAGTTATTCATTTCCTTCATTTCAAATATACATTGGATGGTAGCAAACGGCGCATTCACTATACAATTATGAATCGTAAAATGAATGATATCATCCAGAACTGCCCTACTATTGGGAGAAAGGTGTTTTCGTTAGTGAATCGAAAAAAATATGTATCCTTTGTTACTCTCACCGGATATTCCGAACCTGTTTTATATGTAAAACCGGCTACTAAATATATAATCGTACAAGACGATACGTCCGAAGACGAAGTTGCCGAAGACCATTACGTACATGACGCAAGTAACAATACATCATTCGTGTTTGATGCGGATTTCGCAAACAGATTGGATGAGCTCATTCACATGACTGACGTGCCAGATGATAATTTATATGATACTGATGATAATTTATATGATACTGATGATGAAATCGAGGTGAACGAAGACCTATATGACCCATAACCTTCCTAATATTGTATTCTGTATCTACATAACACAATATTACCATTTACTTTTTTTTACATTTATTGATGGACCTTTATTCTTTTTGGCTTTGCTTGGGTCATATGCTTCGTCTTCGTCATCTGAACCAAGTTTCTTTGACATTTCCCAGAACTCATTCGCACCTAATCTAAATGGAGGATGATTTTCGGCTTTATACCAGAATATTTGTTCGTTTAATTTATTTGATTTCGCATTGTTATTGATAACCAAACATTCATAATTTTCCGTTGTCTGGTCCATTACACTACAAAAGGATTCTAGGGTGGGAAACATACTCGCATAATTTTCCCATATTCTCTTACGATTTGTTAAATATGGTTCGCGTAATATAAACACATAATCGATGTTTGTTCTTAAATTTGGAGGAATACCTAGTGGATACTGCATGGTAATTATTAACATGACTTTCCAATGACGACCGTTCATGAATAACAATCTCATCATTTTATCACGCGTCCACGATTGGTCGTATAGACAATCGTCTAAAATTACAAAACATCTAGGATCTATCTTGGTTTTCTTATGTTGTTCTAATTCTTTGTTTACTTGTTTCAATACTGTCTTTTGGCGTCTTAATATATTTTCAATCAAAACCGTGTTATATTCCTCGTGAATAAATAACTTAGGAACATGGGCGGCATAAAAACCGTTTCCGGCTTCAGTTCCGGACATTACGGTTCCTACCGGAATATCTTGGTGATAAAATAATAAATCTCTTACTAAGAACGATTTACCTGTATCACGACGCCCAATCATAACAATTACAGGTCCCTTATTTTCATCAGGTTTAAATGTAATCTCGCGCATATTAAATTTTTTCAATTCTAAACTCATTCTGTTACAATACTTTAACATTATATTATTCTAAAGTAATTCAAACGAGCTCGTGAGTTGATGTAAACAGCATCCATTAGTTTGTATTTACATATAAAAATGTATTAAACAGTTATAGTAATTCTTGTATATGAATAAAAATAATAAGACTCATAATAAATTCTCCGTTGGTTATCATAAAAGTATTCCTATTAACTTACCCGCTTTAGAACAAAGTTATATCCAAAGTCAAAGTGACGTTGATAATAAATACAATCCCTTTCAAATACAGAATTTGCAAAAGTACAATCCTATATACGATACACTCTTTACTCTTTCTAGTAAAAATTATAACACTATTCAATTGAATCATCCGAATCATTTTGTAAATCCACAGACTGTAGTTGATATGTCAAATAGAGAAATCAATACAGAAGTTTTCTTTAAATATTCACCGCTATTAGACCCTCTGCATTATATGATAGGAAAATATGAAGATGATAAAGAACACATACTTAACTTACCATATCCTACATGTATATCCAATGACCTTTCATTCAATGTTATGTCTAAGGTAAGTTCGCGCCATAATTGTTCTTATATTGATTCGTTTTTCTATTATTTGAGTAGTATGACATTACAAACCCATAATGTCGTAAATTGTTTAGATTTCTACGGTTCTTTCCTAGGTATTCAAAAATGTTATAAATATGACGTATCGGATGATATTGATTATTTAACTTCATCATCCTTCTTCAATGACAACAATAATACTCTTTTTGCTCTGGATAATGTAAATGTGGACCAATATCACGACGATGAATCCAGGAAAAAACGCCCGAAATTATGTATTTCTAAAACAAATCATAATATCACCGCAGTTTCTATTACAGAATGTCTAGTAGATGCAACCGAGATTACGAACGAACACATTGATGATTGTATTATCTACGATAGTGCGTTTGATGTAAGTGGCAATACTAAAGATACGCACGAAGATGATGATACGTCTAGCGATGATAATAGTTCGGTCGCATATACTACGGATAGCAATGAAGATGAAGATGAATGGGAAACGGAAACGGAAACGGAAACGGAAACGGAAACGGATACAGAAACGGAAATTGATGATTCTACCGATTCTATTGATACATGCGACATACAAGAAGACCAATACGCATATATTAACAATTATCCAGTCCAAATGATTTGTCTAGAGAAATGCGAAGGTACATTGGATGACCTATTCACCGCGAGTAATGCTACCTTAGATAATACTGCTAGTGCTCTTTTTCAAATTGTCATGACTCTTATTATATACCAAAAACTATTCTCATTCACACATAACGACCTTCATACAAACAATATTATGTATATCAATACCGACATTCCATTTCTATTTTATAAATACGAGAACATTGTATATAAAGTGCCTACGTATGGTAGAATATACAAAATAATTGACTTTGGTCGAAGCATTTATCGTTTTAATGGAACGACCTATTGTTCGGATAGTTTTGGACCAGGAGGGGATGCCGACACGCAGTATAACTGTGAACCATTCTTTAATGATAAAAAACCTCGATTAGAACCAAATATGAGCTTTGATTTATGCCGACTTGGATGTTCGATTTACGATTTTATTATTCCAGAACACTTAGATTATGCTGACTATGACGAATTACAAAAAACCATCCACCGATGGTGTCTAGATGACAATGCTAAAAATGTCCTATATAAGAAAAATGGTGAAGAACGGTATCCGGATTTTAAATTGTATAAAATGATAGCGCGAACCGTTCATAAACATACACCTCAAGAACAATTACTATTTCCTTTCTTTAATCAATTTGTCAGTAATCACGAAGAAGTAGGAGAACACGTGATGGATATAAATTGCCTCCCGAAATATAGTTAGTTAGTTAGTTAGTTCGTTCGTTAGTTTTACAATATACTTTAGGTTTGTATAGTATAGTGTAAAATAGATGTATTGTATCAAACAACTGTATCCGTCTATGTATATCTTGTTATCTACTAACAAACATAACAAATCTACCAGCCATAAATCCGTTACTTTTTCGAACAAAAATACCGTGTATCCCATCTCACCCAGAACCGATACAATCGCCCGGTAATTATAGGTATTTTTGCGTAAATTCATTAGGGGTCATGATTGGTATTCCTAAGTCATTTGCCTTTTTAGTTTTTGAGGATATGTCGGAGTGACTCTTGGTAACTAATACAAACGTATTCATTGTTATCGTATTGTCTAATTTACCACCATATTCCTCCAATGCGGATATGATGGTTTGGTCTCTTACCTTTGTCATTACTATATGTTTTCCATATAATATATGGGTTGTTTGTGCGGTTGATTTGGTTGGTTGCGTTCGTGTAGATAATTTATCGTGCAAGTTCGCATCTGATAAAAATTTCTTCATCTTTTCCATATTTTCTACTATACTAGTTGCGTTTTCTTCACCGATTCCATTCACCGACAACAATCTTAGTTTTAGTTCTTCTTTGGAAATCAAAAGGGTGAATAGGTCCGGGTAACTTTCAAAAACAGGTTCCAACTTTTTCTTTCCGATACCTCTTCCCAGCATATTAGATGCTGCTACTATGTCTACTAATGTGGATTCTTTCATTCTGTCTTTTATTCCATTATATATCTTGTTTATCATCTTGGTTTGAAAACCTTCTATTCCTTCATAATCTTCCTTTTTCATATGGATTATCTTTAGGATGGAATCATATCCAGCATTCATTAACCTTTTTACATTACCACTTGATAATCCGTCTACCTTTATACCTACAAAGAAGCTTGTTATATTTTTTTCGTTCACTGTTATATCACCCTCTATATCATCCAATATTATATCCACCTTGGTCTCGTTCCAATGATAAGACACGTTTGGCATTTTCGCAGTTTCGGCTTCCATTGTTATTGATTTGATATAGGGTATTACGTCTCCACTCCGTATTAGTTGGATTACGGCACCAACACCTATTTTATTACTTTCTATGAATTTCCCATTGAATCCGGTGGCATATTCTATCGTTACACCTCCTATGGATATTGGTTCTATACGAACACGTGGCTTTAAATATCCGTTTTTACTCGCATTCCATAATACATCTACTACCTTTGCTTCTGCTACTTGGTCGGATAAAATCATTTTGAACGCAAAGGAATGTTCTGGATTCTGGGTTTTGCGTGCATACCGTTGATTGTCCGTTACAATTATGCCATCTATTTCATATTCATAGTTTTTTCTCCATTCCATTAACAATTGTGATAACAATTCATTTGATATAGTTGAAAACTGGGTGTTTCTAACAGTCATGAAACCACATTTTTCTAATAATTTCATTTGGTCGCTAGGACACAACTCGGGGTGTATAACTTCATAGGCTACAAAATCCACATCATTTATCTTGCTATCCAGAGTTTTACTATTTATTATACCTGCTACCAAATTCCTCGAATTAGCGAACTTCGTTTTGTATTTTTCTTCGAATTTCGTTTTTGATATTATAAATTCTCCGCGAACTACTATATTTTTTTGTTTTGGTAAATTTAACGATGGAAGTAGGTGTGTGATATCTTGTCCTACAGCTCCGTCGCCACGAGTATATAATTTGTGTGTACCGTTTTCATTCGTATACATTCCACTAACTCCATCCAATTTACACGATAATATGTAATTTCCTGTATAGTTTTTCATCCATTTATCCAACGCATCCGTATCGGGTTTTATTTTATCCATCGAAGGCATATTATAGGGAAGGATTACTTTGTTTTTGGTGATTGGAGCACCAATATTCTGTAACACAGGATTGTTTGGGTATTTCTTCTCGAAATATTCCTTTACAATGTCAAATTCATTATCGGTTAGTAAAGGCGAATTGTTATAATATGCCTCATTTGCCTTCTGTATTATTGTAACGTACCTTTTTTCTGGTACACTTTCAAGAGCATTTATACCCTCCTTTTTGAACTTGGTAATAACCTGAATTACACTCATAAATATACTATAACTATCTATTTTTACATCATAACTATTCAATTTTAGTTATGATCTATTCGTATCTACAGTTAGAACCCAGGTTCGCCAGTGAATACTTCAGTAGCAGACGGCTTAAGCGTCTTGCTTTCTGTTAAAATATCAAAAAAATCACTCATTTTACCATTCGTAATAAAGAATACAACTACTGACAGGATACTCGATACCAACACAAACAGTGACTCACGCATTACCGTTCGCATTGGTTTCCACTCTTTACTTATGTATTTCATATCAATTAGTTTTGACACAAAGTAAACAACCGTTATTACCAAAGATAGGATAAAGGCTTTTTCCATTACTAATATAGTTTTTTGTCATTTTTTTATTTGTAATTAGACGAATCGCCCTAAATTATATTAGTTCCTCAACACCATCTAATACAATATTATCATTCGTGTTATGTCCGGAATGAACGGAACCTAATTCATCGAAATCGCGCAAATCAACCTGTTCTGTTGATATCTGTATGCGTTCGTCGTCGGATTCTTCTTCGTCTAATTGTCGCTGAAATGCCCGTTCCGTACTTATTTCTTCAAGTCGTTCTATCGACTTAGGGGCGTCTATCGTTTTTATATTATCAGTTTCATCTAATACCGCATCCATGTCATTGAACGACAATTTGGTAACTACCGCTTCATTATCCACATTTTGAATCGCAGGTACGACCTCTGGGACAATTTCATCAATATCATCCACTTTCTCGGGTTGAACCTCAGGTACAACGACATCGTCAGACTGCTTTTCTTCTTCTTCATTTACATCTTCAATGATTACCTCTTCTTCCTGTTCTACACTTTCATCCATGTAAGCGCGAATAATAGCCTCGGTTGGAATACTTTCGCGAATAGATATGAGAATACATTCTTGGATAATATTATCAAGCTCGCGGGTGTTCTTTTGGGATTGTAATGGACTTACGTTCTTGTCGAATAGGTATACATTCGAATATACTTTACGCGCGACGTTGATGTATACCTTGTGGATAAAACTGTCTAACTTAGGGATTGATATATCTATCTTTTTCTGTTTGTTTCCAACGCGAATACACGTAAGAACCTTTAACTGAATAATATGGACGCACGTTATCAAGTCTTCTAAATAGTTACATCCGCTACGTTCAATTATACGTTTTCGTTCATCTTCTATTATTTCATTATTCCACTTGGGAATTCTTGATAGTAAATTCTGAAATGTCATTAAATATTTATTTGGTTCGTCGTTGTCAATACATAACTTCCAGGATTCGTTGAATAAGGATTTCACGCCTCCTAAAATTAGGGGAGTAAAAATACTGACTAATCGACTACACCATTCATTTCGGGATTCTTGTAAGTTGGATAATACAAAGTCGTCCATCTAATTATATTGTTAAGACACTTTTTAAGGTGGGGTTTGAACGTAAATACAAATAATCTAATAAATACAACAGTAGTAATTTCTCATTTCTAAACTCAGATTTTATAGTGTTAAAACATATACTCACTTCATTCTTTTTTGAATCTACTATCGTACTTGTATATTTCACCCATTCTATGAAATCGTAACATGATAATCCCTCCTGGTAAAAAATATCCGAAAAATCCATTAACTTTCGGTGGTTTTCTTTACTTTCGGTTCGTAAGTTTTCGTCTATCCACTTGTTAGTGTTGAAACTCTTCGTTATATGTTCCCTTATAAAATGTTGATGTAGATTTTCGACTGTCCTCTCATTTATATATTCAGGAATATAGAGTTCGCAAAAACGCGATAATATGGGGTTCAACAGTTTATGTTTGTTCTCTATAATGATAAAAAACCGGGTTGTGTGGCTAAATAATTCTATACATCTTCTTAATGCCGATTGGGCGTCTATTGTTAGAAAATCAGCATTCACTAGTATTATTGTTTTGAAAAAAGCACCTGAATCTGACCGGATATTGGTTTTTGCGAAAAATTTCAAATCCTCACGTATAAACTTAATACCTTTGCCATGAGCGCAATTTACTGTCATTACATTTTGCTTTATTTTGTGCTTATCACTGTTATATATCTTCTGGATGAACTTATCTACAATGTAACGTTTTCCGGAACCAGATTCTCCATGAAATATTAAATGTGGGATTTTATTTGTTTTATGAAAATAATCTAGTTTATCGTATATATTTTTGTGATTGTTCTCGATATTATTGTTAAAATCTGTCATTGTAATCATCTACACTGTTGTTTATATATCTTTTTTTACTATATTTAGTTGTTTTGTGAATACATATCTTTCCTGATGCATTGTTCTCCTACCTAAATTACATTTCAGACACGCTATCATCAGATTCCCTTTATTGTGACCTATACTATTGTCTATTCGCTCAAGCGTCCATTGCTTAGGATCTCGCACATATTCATAGAGAACCTTGACGGGTTCTCTACAATAATAGCATATATTGCCTGATTCTTGTAATAATTCTATTATGTTCTCAATATTCGTAAAGTTTTCTTCGGAATAACGGTTCTTTTGAGTATCTTGACTACGGTAACTGCTTAGTTTTTGTCTAAAGCTCTCGGAAATACACTTGTATTGTTTTGTGTTTTTCTCTTTTTCATCTTCTATTTGCATTATATATTGGAGTTGTTGAGAACATTGTAGCTCTTCATCGGTAAATTCCCATTTTTTATGGTTTGTTACGACACGTTTTTGATGCTTCTTTGCTTTCTTCTCTTGTTCTCTTATATGTTTTTCTTCTTCGATTTCGTCTCTTGTTTTTTTGGGAGTTAAATCTACCGATATTGACTTCATACATAAATACCATATTTTGATTAGAATAGTTGAACGATGATTCACTTACTACCGGACATGCTGGTAAACGGTTTGATTGTGCGGTAATAGGTAATGCTTAATATATTATCTTATATAGTCTAAAATAATATAAACACATCTTATACCACTATATATAATATGCCAAAGGTTGACATTGATTATTCCAATACTATATTTTACAAGATTTATTGTAAAGATTCAGCTATAGATGACCTATATATAGGACATACTACCAATTTCGTTCAGAGGAAATACGCACATAAGCAAGGTTGCAAAAATAACAAATCGTCTAATTATAATTGCAAATTATACCAGACTATACGAGATAATATGGGATGGGACAATTGGACTATGGAAATTATTGCGTTTCATAATTGTGATGATTTATACGCAGCTAAAAAACTAGAACAATCCTATTTCGAAGATTATAAAGCTACATTGAATAGTATAGAACCCTTACCGAAACCGAAACCGAAATTAATGAAATATACACTGCCTCATGAACGCCCTCATTGTAATGTATGTGATGTTTATTTTGGTTCTACCAACTTATTGGAGATACACAATACGACTAACAAACATCGTACAAATGTTATCAAACACGAATGTTTAACTACGGACGAATCTAAGAATGGAGATGATTCAATACGTTCATGGAAATTTAGGTGTAATTGTTGTGATTTTAAATGCAGTAAAAAAAGCAATTTTGATACACATTTAACTTCATCAAAACACCAAAGGATATACAATGATATAAATAAAATGCCTAAATCACGTATATACTCTTGTGATAAATGCAGACAAGAATATAAATTTCATTCGGGTTTATGGAGACATAAACAAAATTGTAAAGGTGTACCACCCACAGTAGTACCACCCACAGTAGATTCATCCTTAGTAGTACCACCCACAGTAGATTCATCCTTAGTAATAGAGTTACTGAAACAAAACCAAGAATTCAAGGCGATGATGATAGAACAACAACAGAGAATGGCAGAACAACAAGATACAATTATAGAGTTATCAAGGATTATTGGAACACATACTACTATTATTAATACTAAAAATTAAATAGTTGGCGATAAAATAATACAAAAAAGAAATGGCAACGATTTTCAAAATTGGACATTTATAAAATGTCCTTTTTTCATTTGTGCAAGACAGAATAATATTAATACCTTTCTGAAATTGAGTTTATGATGATAATGCAGTAATTTCGGATTTATGAGTGTTATTATTGGTTGCATAAATTTTAAGTATATTAATATGAAAAGAATTTAGAAGGGTAAAATATGTTTCTATAAAGTAGGAGAATGGAAACATTTAGAAATACTAAAAAACCTAAATTACCTATAACATTTACTTGTGATAAATGTTGTTTTGAAACTCGAAACAAAAAAGATTATAATCGTCATTTACTGACACGAAAACATATTCGGGAAACGAGTGGAACTATTATTACCCCTTCTTCATTTGTATGTGATAATTGCAGCAAACAATTCAATACTCGTTCCGGTTTGTGGAAACATCGTAATAAATGTAAAGATGTGGAACAAGACCAAACACAAATAACACAAATCCCACCCCCATTGGATTCATCCTTGGTAATAGAGTTACTGAAACAAAACCAAGAATTCAAGGAATTAATGATAGAGCAACATAAGCGAATGACAGACCAACAAGATACAATTATAGAGCTATCAAAGAACACAGGAAACACGACAAACAATACAATCAACAATACAACTAACAACAAGTTCAATTTAAACATATTTTTGAATGAGACATGTAAGGATGCTATAAACCTGAATGATTTCATTCAGTCAATCGAACTAAGTGTAAATGATTTTATCAAAACAGGAGAAGTAGGATATGTAAGAGGGATATCAGACATCATGTTAGAGCGTATCCGCGACATGCATCCACATGTAAGACCAATCCACTGTACGGATTTGAAACGAGAAACGGTCTACGTAAAAGATTCTGATGTATGGGCGAAAGAAGATGAAACAAAAAAACATTTAAGGAAAGCGGTCCGAATCGTAGCCAATAAGAACAAAGCCCAAGTGCATCCATGGATAGCCGAAAATCCAAAATACGATATATTGGATACACCCGAATGTGATAAGTTCTTTGAATATTCCAAAGCATCATTGGGCGGTTATGGTAAGGAAGAAGATGAAAAGTTTGAAAAGAAAATCATCAATAATATATTGAAAGAAACGGTTATTGATAAAAATCTATTAGAGTAATGTGTAAAACTGTATAGAAAGAATATGTTGTATTATTACAGATTACAATAAAATGAGTGAGAGTGATTTAGAGTGTTATTTTACCAGCAATAGTGAAGAAACGGTGACCGAAACCGATACCACATTCTCAATTTCTACTAACAATTCGCTATATGAATCTGATATAGATGAAATCTCTATATCTTCATCTATATCTTGTAAAACAGAAGAATCCATGTTATTGTTTGATTCATTTGAAGAAGATGAAATCGATGACATAATTGAAGACATTTACGAGCAATTTGAAGATTGCTATAATAATAAGATGATTAAAGTATCATCGCCAAAGTTTTACAATGATATGATTCATGGTATAAGCCACGATTTATTAATAGAATGGGAACATGTTAATATATGTGACGAAGACGACTTTCAGCAAATCCTAGATTTTGTAGAATCACAACATGAAGCATATTTGGCATATAATAGCCATATCATACCACGGTCCACATCAAATATTGTATATGAAAAGAAGATATCACAAGACGAATTAACCGCGACGATTGAATATATTCAAAGTCAGCCTCAACCGGCACAACGTACCGACGAATGGTACGATTTTCGTAATAGTTTATTATCAGCGAGTAGTTTATGGAAAGCATTGGGAAGTCAATCCCAAATAAATAGCCTGATATATGAAAAATGTAAGGCATATAACGAAAAGATTGAACGGGTTTCGTATGGCACTGCTAATGCGATGCATTGGGGTGTTAAATATGAGCCAGTAACTACAATGATTTATGAAAATATGTACCAAACAAAGATAGGCGAATTTGGCTGTATACGTCATTCAACCTATCCATTTGTAGGGGCTTCTCCTGACGGTATTAATATATTACCATCTAGTGTAAAATATGGGAACATGTTAGAAATTAAGAACATTGTAAATCGTGAAATTACTGGAATACCGAAAGAAGAATACTGGATACAAACACAAATACAGATGGAAACTTGTAACCTAGACAACTGCGATTTTGTAGAAACCCGAATAAAAGAGTACGCGGATAAAGAAGATTTTTACAACAATTCAACAAATTCAGAATATAGAGGCGTAATATTGTATTTTATAAAACGCGATTTAATTGAGAATGATAGCCCGGTATATCATTATATGCCTCTAGATATACCATTAACCCAAGAAGCAATTACGGAATGGATAAATAAAGACACAGAAGAAATACGCAATGATGGACTTGTGTTGTTTGAGACTCTATATTGGTACCTCGATGAAATATCATGTGTATTGATTCAACGTAATAAGCCCTGGTTCTCAAACGCAATTCATAAAATCCAAGAAGTATGGGACACAATCCAAGTGGAAAAAATAAAAGGATACGAACATCGTTCGCCGAAACGCAGGATACCTAAGACAAGTGTATCTGTAGATACTAATTCGGGGACCAATACGATAAGTAATGTACGCCTATCCAATAAAGTATGTCTAATCAAACTGGATTCCTAATATTAGTAGAAAACAATATAGACATTTCTATATGTGTAATATATAGAAATGTCATCTATGATGAATGAAGATGATGAAATGCATGTAACAAAGAGGTGCGGTAGAACCGAAATTGTATCATTTGACAAAATATTGAAACGTATCCGGACAATCGGACAAGAAACGTATGATATCCCGGTCCCTGCTCTCCAACATAGTTTGAAGATTAATTATACCTCCTTAGCAATGAAGGTAATCGACCAATTGTATAATAATATTTCCACCACTAAGATTGACGAATTGTCTGCCGAACAATGTGCGAGTATGGCATCCGTTCATCCTGATTACAGCACATTAGCCACCCGACTTATTATTGCTAACCATCAAAAAAATACATCATCAATGTTTGTTGATACAATGAGTAAGTTATATATGAATAAAGACAAGCATGGGAAGCACTCACCATTAATTACCGACGATATGATGATTACTGCGAGAACATACGAAACTGAGTTAAATGAGTTGTGTTATCATACACGAGATTATTTAATCGATTATTTTGGATTTAAAACCCTTGAACGCGCATACTTAATGAAGATTGGCGACAAAGTAGTTGAACGTCCACAATTTATGTGGTTGCGGGTCGCCATGGGTATTCATGGTGATAATTTGGAGAAAATCATAGAAACATATGAATTAATGTCACAAAAGTATTTTACACATGCTACTCCTACGTTATTTAATGCCGGAACACCCCATCCACAATTATCTTCATGTTATTTAATTGCTATGGAAGATGATAGTATTGAAGGAATTTACAATACATTGAAAGATTGTGCGTTGATTTCAAAATGGGCTGGTGGTATTGGACTCCATATTCATAATGTGCGTGCTTCTGGTAGTGATATTCGTGGAACAAATGGTTCTTCTAATGGAATTGTTCCTATGTTAAGAGTATTTAACCACACTGCAAAATACGTCGATCAATGCGTTCATCCAGAAACTATTATTTATACAACCGATGGACCTAAAGAAATTCAACATTGTGAATCAGGTGTTACTCAAATCTATAATGCTCTTGGAGAAACGGAAGTCATACAAGACGTATTGGAACACGTATATAATGATGAAATGTTAGAAATTAAAACAACCCATTCTATCTTTCCATTACGTATTACTCCAGAACATCCTGTATATGCTTTACGTAATCAGGTAAAAGGATTAAATTATACTGTTATCAGAAACCGATTAGAAAAAAAACATGCAACTTTTGAATGGGTAGAAGCAAAGGAGTTGGACGAAAATGACATGATTGTATATTCAATTCCCAAATACGAACAAGATGTTAGTAATATAACAGAAGATGATTGTAGAACGTATGGTATAATTTTGGGGGATGGATGTATTAATTGTTCGAATGATACCGCTGGCTATGTGTCAATGCATACTGAAAATAAATCAGATACACTGACATACTTAGAAGATTATTTCCAACAACGAAGTATCCAAACATTTACTACTGTAGATGGAAACATTACACGTATACGTTGGAATAGACAGCTTGAATTGCCTTTTAGATATAATGATTTTTATAACGAAACCAAACAAAAACGTATATTGCCAAAATGGTTGAATCTACCAGTTGATAAATTAAAGTACATTCTTAAAGGAATGTTAGAATCTGACGGATGTTTGTCTAATAACGAAGTAGTATTTGATAGTACATCATTGAACTTGATTGAAAGTGCTCGTATAATTTGTCTCAAAATGGGAATATTAACAAGTGGGAGTATTCGTGATAGGGTAGGCGAAAAACACATGACAAGTCGAGGTGTGATTGAAAACAAGCTAATTTCATATACGTTGCGTATTCCAAGAACGCAAGAATTATGCGACTTAATGGGGTTAGAATATAACGACAACCAATTTTTTAAATACATGAAATATGAGAATTATCTACTAACACGTGTAAAAGATGTCAAAACCACCCAATACGATGGGATTGTATATGATTTACAAATGAAACACGAACATAATTATACTATTCATAATGGTCTCGTTCATAATGGAGGCGGAAAGCGTAATGGCAGTTTCGCAATGTATATGGAACCATGGCATGCAGACATTGAATCATTTTTAGACCTACGTAAAAATCACGGAGATGAAGATTTAAAGGCACGCGATTTGTTTTATGCTATCTGGATGTCTGACCTTTTTATGGAACGTGTCAAGGCGGGTGAAGATTGGACCTTGATGTGTCCCGATGAGTGCCCTGGATTATCCGAGGTATACGGTGACGCATTCAAAACATTATATACATATTACGAACATGAAGGAAAAGGAAGAAAGACAATGAAGGCACGTGATTTATGGTTTCAGATTTTAGACGCCCAAATGGAAACTGGTACCCCCTATTTATTGTATAAAGATGCTGTAAACCGAAAATGTAATCAAAAAAATCTGGGTACGATTAAATCTTCAAACCTTTGTTGTGAAATTACAGAATATTCCGATGAAAATGAAACTGCCGTATGTAATCTTGCGAGTATCGCGTTACCCGCTTTTATTATTACGGATAAAGATGGAAATGTCAAATTTGATTATCTAAAACTACATTCGGTAGCCCGTACAGTTACCTATAACCTAAATAAAATTATTGACGTGAACTTCTACCCTACCAAGAAAACTGAACGTAGCAACTTTCGACACAGACCCATTGGTATCGGCGTTCAAGGTCTAGCTGATGTATTTATATTATTGAATTTACCCTTTGCGTCTGATAAAGCAAAAGAAATAAATGTCCGTATTTTTCAAACCATTTACCATGCTGCTTTGACCGAATCATGCCAGATTGCTAAGGTTGATGGACGATACAGTACATTTGACGGTTCCCCGGCAAGTCAAGGAATTTTACAGTTTGATATGTGGGAAGTAGACCCTATGGAAAAGGTAAAGATGTATGACTGGGACGCACTCAAAGAACAAATTCAAACATATGGATTACGAAACTCATTGTTGGTGGCACCTATGCCTACTGCGTCTACTTCGCAAATTTTAGGATATAATGAATGTATCGAGCCTATCACAAGTAATATTTATAGTAGGAGGACAATTGCGGGTGATTTCATGGTAGTGAATAAATACTTGATGAAAGACTTAATGAAGCTAGATATGTGGAATGATAAAATTAAGAACAACATTGTTGCTAACAATGGAAGTATTCAACAGATTGATATTATTCCGGATGATATCAAGGAAAAATACAAAACGGTTTGGGAAATACCAATGCGTAATTTGATTGATATGGCAGCTGATAGAGGTGCGTATGTATGTCAAAGTCAGAGTTTGAATTTATGGTTGGAAGACCCCACTTATAATAATCTAACATCAATGCATTTTTATGGGTGGAATAAAGGATTGAAAACCGGCATTTATTATTTGCGTAGAAGGGCTCGCCACCAAGCTCAACAGTTCACAATTGAACCTGAAAAAAACCTAGGTAATAGATTAGGTGGAGATACGGAAGATGAAATATGTGAAATGTGCTCGGCTTAAAATTTAGAAAGATAATTATATTATTATTATCTTTCATCAATATATATATATATAATAAGTGCTATGAATACAATAACACATACTGATATTAACGAAACACCCAAATTAACTTTGTTTGGAGTAATCGCAAAAACATATAATAATTTATGCGAGAATGCAAAAGCTTTAACTGGTGATATAACTTGTAATATAAAAGGCAACATGGAATCCGTTAAAACTTACATTAATAGAGAAATTGCGAACGAAGACGAACGTAAATTTTTAATGGAAAAAGCAAACAAATATTCAAAATCTATACAAGAAATAACAAAAAAGGTCAAAGATACTACTATGAAAACTGCGTCTACACTAAAAAAAAGAGCATATGCTCCAGAAGACCCCCGAGAATCATTACGTTCCCTTTATGTATTAGAAGACAACATAACTGATATTATTAACAATATTTTGGTCGTGCCTTATATAGATGAAGATGTCGTGCCTTCTATAGATGTAGAAACAATGAAGAAATTATTAGAATTCGATGCTAAGATATATGAAAATAAACTGAATAATTTAATAGAACTAATATTCAACCTTTATAATAAAAATGTATTAGGAAACGAAGAAACTATAGATGTATCAAACACACAAAAACTATTATTCATAGGATATTTGTTTTGCGAACCTCAACCCCAAAATATAGCTGGAGAAAATATGGAAGAATCACCTATTCCATACAATATTTTATTTGCAACAAAAGATATGTCTGATAAAGAAATCGACGAAGAGTTTAATCGCATCTGTAAATTCGAGAAAGAAGCGAATATTGAAGATAAAGAACAACCAATCGCAACCACAGTATTTGAAAGAGTACCATTAGATAGTAGTGATGGAGATGTTGTGATGGTTCAACCCGCAAAAAAACAGAAAAAAGAAGGTGGTAAAAAATCAAAGAAGAGAAACACGAAAAACAATAAAAACAAAGCCAGAAAAACAAAGAAGAACAAACGTTCCTTGAAAAAGAAAGCCCATAAGAAAAAGTAACTAATTAGTAGTTTACATAAAAGTTTGTATTTATTTTATTTTGATTTTTATTTCATAAGAAGACCACAATCAGTGTTATGTCTCATTTTCATATAACACCGCAAGCATACCAATACATCTACCATCGCATTATGGAGACCATCAACCGTTTCTCCATCAAACAACTTAGCATATAATTCATTCAGTCTAGGCCACTTTAAACTTGGCGGTTTTCCGGGGTACTTAGATGGAACCATAATGTTAGTGATAACTGTTCCTTTACGCATAGAACAATAGTGTTCTACACCATTTAATTCTTCATATGTAGAATTAAATATTGTCATACATTCTGGAGAGTTTCGAATAAATTCTTGACGATTCCTTTCCAGTTCTACCAGTATCATTTTTTTGTCAAAGTCGATATTATGTGCCACGATTACATCGGAAGTAATATAGGCTTGGTAAAACTGACTAATCGCATCCATTATAGAAGACCCTTTATTACAATGCCGTCGTGTAATACCAGTTAGAGCAGTGATTGTATCGCTGATTTCAACCTCTTTCTTTACCTTGATATAGGTATCATAGGTTTCTACTAATTGATTGGTAGAAATATCATATTTTGCGTAACTTAACTGTAATATATGTGGATATGCTTCAACTGGTATATGATTTGGATTGGTCTTGTCTTTCTTTGGTAGAAGACCACTTGTTTCTACGTCAAATACCAAGATGGTCTTCTTGCGGATGGGAGCGGATACTGTGAAATTCATTGTTATAATATTTGATACCATAACAATTCTATATATTTAGTAATCAATTTTTTATTAGACCTAATATTTATATTTGCATACTATAAATGACATCTCACAAAAAGAAAGGAAAAATAAATAAGAAGACAAAAACGAAAAAAAATAAACCTAATGTTGAATCAAAACCGATAGATGCTTATTTGAACAACAACATGTTTCCTATTCAATCGAATGAGTATATATCGGTCGAACTACAAACATGTATTGAAGGTGGAAAATATAGTTACAAAGTATCCAGTGTCAATAAAAAGGCGTTTACTCAAGATGAACCAGATTATACTGAATATCCACCATTAACCATTGATGCTTTACAATCTGGTATTCTGAATTTGAATTTAAAAGATAAAACATATTTTTTACGACTATTACTTATTTCTGGTGTGGATGGACTTAAAATATATAAATTAATAAATGATACGCATGAACCACATATAAATAAGGAAAAATGTGGATATGGAACGCCTATTTATGAAGAATTAATACCGGAACCTGAACCTGTGCCTGAACCGGAGCCTGAGCCTGAGCCGGAACCGGAACCAGAACCAGAGCCTGAACCGGAGCCTGAGCCTGAACCGGAGCCTGAGCCTGAACCAGAGCCTGAACCAGAGCCTGAACCCGAGCCAGAACCCGAGCCAGAACCTGAACCAGA